AGACAAAGCACAACAGGTTAAGAAAAAACTCCACAACGAAGAAAGAAAAATCACTAAGGAAATAAAAAGGTGGTACGGGATAGAACCTGACCTATGGGCAGCGCAGTCTTTGGCGCAAGTCTTTGACAGAGCAGGTCTAGACTATCCCCGAACCCCTAAGATAAATGCCCCCAGTTTTGTGGCAACTTGGTTAGAAAATCATGACCATAAACTCCCCCTCGCTGTGGCAAAAGCTAGAAAATTTAACAAAGCCCGAACCACCTTTATAGATAAAATGATACTAGAGCACTTAGTAGACGGGAGAATACACGGGGAGCTTCATCCTTTGAGGTCAGATAACGGAGGAACAGTTACAGGGAGATTCAGTTGTTCTAGGCCGAACCTACAACAAGTCCCTGCAAAAGACCCCCTCATCGGTCCCCTTATACGCAGCCTATTTATACCCGAAGAGGAAACTTACTGGGGTTGTTTTGATTATTCCCAACAAGAGCCTAGGCTCACTGTGCACTACTCTGTACTTACTCAACAAGACGGGGCCGAGGAAGCAGCAAAAGACTACAAAGATGAGAACGCTGACTTTCATCAAATAGTGGCTGATATGGCTAACATAGGTCGCAAGGAAGCTAAAACCATCAACCTAGGTCTAAGCTATGGGATGGGTAAGGACAAACTTACAAGACAACTAGGGATTAGTGTAGAGGAGGCCGAGCTATTGTTCAATCAATATCATCAAAGGGTTCCCTTTATACGTGGGCTAAGAGATTCTACCGCTCGTATAGGGGCTAACAGAGGTTATGTTAAAACAATCCTAGGGCGTAAGTGTAGATTTAATTTATATGAACCCTTGGATCGTAGAGCTACTCCCTACCCCTTTAAAGAGGCAGTAGAGTGCTACGGTACTGAATTAAAAAGAGCCTACACCTACAAAGCTATGAATAGACTTATACAAGGCTCCGCTGCCGACATGACTAAGAAAGCTATGTTAGACCTATATGAAGAAGGAATTCTGGCCCATACTCAGGTACATGATGAGTTAAATATCTCTGTACAGGATAAAAAGGAATGTGAAAAGATAATAGAAATAATGAAAAACTGCATTGAACTAAAGGTTCCCAATAAAGTAGATGCTGAAGTGGGGGAAAGTTGGGGAGAAGTAGTACAGTATGAGAAATTCTTCAGTGAAGAAAACTGATTTAAAAACGCTGTACTTTAACATCTACATGACCTATGTTAATAGTCACACAACTCTTGAGGACATAGGAAACAAGTATGATATTTCTAAGCAACGGGTCTGGCAAATTATACGATACTGTAAGCTCGGGAATGGCGACTATTACAAGGGTCTAAACTCATATAATAGGGCTTATGAAAGTTTTAAGGCAGAACATGTAGACGCAAACTCTAGGGAACTTAACAAGATGATGAGAGAGTGGCTGAAGTTAAACAATATAAGACTGATAAAGATAAAATGATAAATTCAAGAAATAAAGGAGCTGCCTTTGAACGCCATATTGCTAAGCTCTTAAATGAGTTTTTTAAGAAAAATGATATTGACTTTAAATGTAAAAGAAACTTGGAACAATATCAAGAGAAGGAGTTAGGAGACCTTGACATTCCCAATCATACAATTGAATGTAAACGGTATGCGTCCGGGAGCTGGTATAAGGAAGATTGGTGGGCTCAGGTAGTGTCAGCTTGTGGAAATAAAATTCCTGTTTTGATTTGGAAATACAACCACCAGCCTATTCGGGTGTGTACTCCTAGGCATGTTCTTACAAATTATCACTGGGAAATAGAAGAACCCGACAACAATAAGACCGTTGTACTACCCTTTGAAGGTTGGCTAGAGATTCTTGCTAATAATCTTTAAGATTATGCTATACTCCTTAACCCCCTACTATATTATTAAGGTAATAGTTTTAGAGAAGCGTTCCGCGACTCGCTATTATTAAAAAGGAGAGAGACATGGCGCATGCTGTGGAAACGATGGCCTACGCAGGGGAACCCCCCTGGCATGGGCTGGGGGTACAGGTTGATGACACCCTTTCCCCGCAAGAAATGCTCATTGCTGCTGGCCTTGATTGGACAGTCAGTAAAAGGCATTTATTTACCCACGCTGACCCAGACATAGCGGCCTCGGACGAACTTATAGCCGTCCCTGACTACTTTGTCTTGACCCGTGACAGTGACAATAAGACCTTTGGCCCTTGTGGGTCTAGGTTTATTCCTACTCAAAATGCCGAGGCTTTTGAATTCTTTAAAAAGTTTACGGAAGCTGGCCACATGAAGATGGAAACCGCAGGGTCACTTAAGGGTGGTGAGCAAATTTGGGGGTTAGCTAATGTTAATAAGGACTTTACCCTCCCAGGAGATGACCGCATACTAGGTTATTTACTAGTGAGCGTCTCTCATAGATGGGGCAAGGCCAATGAGACAAGGTGGACCCCTGTCCGCGTGGTGTGTAATAATACTCTGTCTATGGCCCTAGGAGGCGCTACTCAAGGAGCCTTTAAAATGCCGCATGTTAAGGCTTTAGACCAACATGTGTTTACCGCTGCCGAGGAAGCCCTCGGTCTAGCAGATGAGCGTATGGCTGAGTTTAAGGCGAGTGCGGAGTTTCTTAGCTCTAAGAAATTTACCAGAGACACCGTTGTTACCTACATAGCGGATTTATTTCAACCGGAGCTAGTAGTAGCCCAGGAAGAGATAGAAAAAATGTCTGAGGTAAAAGCCATAGCTACTCGGCAGTCAATGCTTGATGAGTTTAAGCGTGTTCCTTCTACGGTCTATCAGGCTATTGAAGAACAGCCAGGAGCAAACCTCAAGTCCTCTAAAGGGACGTGGTGGGGAGCGATGAATGCCGTTACCTTTGTGGTTGACCATAAATGGGGACGTGACCGAGACGCATCGCTCCACAATGCATGGTTTGGAAATCGTGCCTCGTTAAAACAGCGAGCCATGAATAAGGCCATTGAGTACGCTAAGGCAGCGTAGATGGACGTAAAAGACCTGAACCATCTTACCATTGTGTTAGCCGAAATGCTAGCTAAGGAGTCAGGTGAAGTGGCGAGTAGGTGTGGGTTTCCCCCGCATCTACTCGCAGGGGCGTTGGTCTTTGCTGCAGTAAAAGCCGCTATTATTCTTTATCCCCAACTAACCGAAAAAGAACTAACTGAAGAAACACTTAAAAAAGGATTTTCAGAAGCCATTGAAAGTGCCTTTCTTCTGTATACAGAATCCCTTACCCCCGACAAAACTTTGCATTAATCCTTTACTCTGACCATGAAAAAACCTAAAGTGGGCGATAGAATTAAACACGAACAAATTGAACTGGATCGTGTAAATGAGGGAATAGTCACGTGTATCTTAACATCACAATTTATGTACAAAACCGACGATGAACGCTTACATTATTGTCTTTTCAAGGAAGATTGGAATATTGTGGGCTAATTTAAGCGTGCTGGACCGTCCCTTAACCTACCCTCTAGGGTAGGGCCGACCCCCTTAGAATAAGCTAGTCCACCGTAAATGCAAAGCCCTCCAACCCCTCCCTACCTAGTTAAAAACTTTCTTTTGACCCTAAAAGCTGAATGGATGCTCGATCAGACAACTTTTAAGCTCACTCGGGAAGCTATGAAAAGTTTACAAAAATTCCAAGAAAGTGACGGACAAACAGGGGTAAAAAATATCTTACAGGAATACGTCACGCACCACGGCCACGATATTTATTCTATTCCCCTATTTACACAAGAATTCTGCGACACCTTACTAGATGAAATAGAAAATATGAAAAGACACCTTGACTTTACCCCTAATGAAGAAGAAGATCCGCTCCGTCAAATACCTGAAATAATTCTACATGAAAAATGCCCCGAGTTGTTTAATTCAATGTTAGGGGTGGTTTTTAATGTTATGAATCCTGTTTTCATGTCAATTTGGCAACGGTACTGCAGCTCAGCCAATACAATACAAATTGCCAACTATAACATCAAAGACAAAAAGCAGGGGGCATGGCATCATGATCAAACGGCTGATATTTCTATGGTTGTGCCCCTGAACACAAACACCTACAAGGGTGGCGGCACCGAATTCCATCAACGCACAACCGTGCCCCCGCTGCCCAGTGGACATGCTTTGTTTTTTCCTAGCTTTACTCACATGCACCGTGGCCTACCCGTAGAAAAAGGAGACCGTTATTTATTGGTATTCTGGTTGTACGGGGGAGAAAAATAGATAACAGCCACAGATTTTTTGCAAATTTTCTAAGCTATCGTCCTTTACGCAAGCCCGGAAGTAAAGTAAAGTTAATATATATATATTAAACCGTGGAGGTAACAAATGTTCGATCAGTCAATTCCTATCCCTGCTATCGTTCCTCGTAACAATAAGTACAATCTACACAGAATGGAAAAAGGGGATAGCTTTAGCATCCTTTTTGACCCTGAAACTGCTCAGCGTCTAAGAGTGGCGGTGTGTAATTACGGGCGTAGGAACAATAAAGACTTTGTAACCCGTAAAGTGGAGGAGAAAGAAGGCTGGCGCTTACGGGTGTGGAGAACAGCTTGACTGAGAAAAAGCTCACCGCTAAGCAAGAAAAGTTTGCACAAAATGTGGCCAAGGGCATGAAGAAAATAGATGCTGCTAAACAAGCAGGCTACAGCCCCAAAAACGCGGGCCGTGCTGGTACGATGCTTACGAGCAAATCTAATCCTAATATACAAAATCGTATCTATGATCTACAAACCAAAGCCGCCGACAACGTCGTACTGTCCCTAGGAACCCACCTAGTTGATTTAAAAGAAATTCGGGACGGGGCGGTGCGCAATGGTGCGTGGTCCGCAGCGGTAACAGCTGAAATTGCCCGAGGCCGTGCAGCAGGCCTCTACATCAATCGCAGTGAATTGACTGTTAATAGAGTAGACACTATGTCTAAGGACGAAGTCCTACGAAGAATGAAAGAACTCTACTACGAAACCGATGGCATTCTCCCCCGTGGCACTTTAATTGAAGGTGAACTTAAAATACCTGATTAGTTATTTTACATCGCTCCTTTACTTTTATTTACTTCTACCTTTATAATATAAATAAGTAGGGTAAGTGGAACGGAGGAGCCTGTGGTAGTTTTTAAGTACAATAGCACTGAGTCTTACGAAGAAAATTTTGATGCGTGGTTTGCGACATATTGCGTAGAACGCGGCATCTGTAACGAAAAAACCTACCCGCTCCCAGGAGCACGAAAAGTCTTTGATCAGTTCTATGAGCAAAGACTCTCCCACTCTATAAAAATAAACAAAGACGGTAAGCTAGAAGACGTTTTAATTGACGATCCATGACTATAGAAACTATATTATGGACTAATATGCCCCCTCATCCTCAAGTAAAAATTTGCTCACAATGTGGTGAAGAATTCATTAGAAAAGGTCGTAATGATAAATTTTGCTCAACAGAGTGTTTGAATCAAAATAAATATGACCAATTTAAAAATCCTGTACGTTTCACTAAAAACTGGACTGAAGGCGACGGCGAACTGGACAGAGGACTATGTTCTCATCCTATAGACCCTTCTGTCTTAGCCATGGCCGAAGTTCACGAAGATAACAGGATGATAGTAGAGGACCCTCGAAGACTTTATACCATCATGTATGAGGAGTTAAAGCATACTTCCCCCGAAGTTCTTAAACAAATGAAAGAACACTGGGTCAAAAGACAAAAAGAGCGCAGAAAAGGTAATTACCAAAGGTGGGACGCCTCATATATCCTAGGTTGGCGAAGGAACAAATATGATCAATAGCAGCGGTGCTAAGGAATGAATTTAATCGGGGCTAAACTATATAGTATTAAGGTATAGCGCGTAACAAGGAGGAAAAATGCCTAATCACTGTCAAAATGAATTAACTATCTGTTCCAGTAAAGAGGACATAGAAAAACTCGTAGAACACCTAAAAGGGCCAACCTCTATGTTTGATTTTAATAGCCTAGTGCCTATGCCGAAGGAAATAGAGGACGCATACTCAATCAGCACAGGCGATCAAAAATACTACTACTCTCAAAAAAAGTGGCTACAGGACCGTAAACCCCCTAAGAACGATGATACGACAAAGTACATTCTTGACTTTCCCCCTACGGAGTGGGTAAAGGAGAACTGTTACGATGCCTTTACTGTACGCCGCCTAGAGCGAGAGCACGGCGCGGTGTACTGGTACGACTGGGCCTGTAAGCAGTGGGGGACTAAGTGGAATGCCTATGACGTGGAATACTGTATTAGTCCGGTAAAGACTCTACCCTTAGCCAAATCCTCTGTGCTTTTTGCTAACGTACCCGACCCGCAGCAAATAGTCTACACGATGTTGACGGCTTGGATGGAGCCACGGCCTATATTTACTGCCCTACGGGACTACTTAACGCCGCCCGAGTTTAATGAATACCTGTCCTTTGAGTGGCGCTTTCAAGATGAAGGGGAACACTTTAACGGTGTACTGACCGAGAAGGACGAGGTTTAATGGAATTTTCTGGATATTTACACAGGGAGACAGATGATGAGTGAACACGAATATCAAAAACATAAGATAAAAGATTGGAAAATAGAAATGTGTTCAGATAGTGATGGTCATTTAAATCTCTATGTCCAACATGAAGATCAGTCTGAAGTAATTATTTGTGATGCTGATATTGCAGATGACGAAACAATGTGGGCAGACAGATTTACAACAGAAAAAATTGAACAAGGTGGAGGGTGAAGAGGAGACAAAGGAATAAACGCAGTTGTCCTAGCGACAAAACCCCATCACCGTAATACTAATTAAGTAGTTACTAGCGCATAAGGAGAGAGAAGTGGACGAAAAAACATTTGGTGCAGAAATAGAGTTTCAAATCCAGTTTGGGTTAATAATGCTAAATGTGGGACGCACCCAAGAATCAAAAGAAGCGTTTACGCGAGCACTGTCGCTGTGCCTTTTGCTAAAGGAAAAGGAAGGAGTCTCTAAGAAAAAGAGTGTCCCGCTCGTTGCGGAAAATTTTGATGTTACTTCACTATAAGGGGAAAATTGTATGGTCGACAAAACCTATGAAACTTGCGTTATTTGTGATGGAAATATAGAACACCAGAAAACACCCGAGGGAGAAGTCTTCTGGACCCACGGGCACAATGCACTCCCCGTGGCGGAGGGGCAATGCTGTCAGGGATGCAATGACACTGTAGTACTGCCCCGTAGACTATCGGAAAGTTTGAAAATACAACTAAGCGATGCTAAACTAATGGCGAAACAAATAGCCACACTAACGAGCCATGGAACGACTTAAACAGGTAGGAGCTTGGGTATTGCTTTTATTAATTATTTTAATCTTAAAGGGACTGTTTTTCTGAGGGGAATTGAATATGTCTTTAGATTGGCGAGTGGACAAAATTGAAGGATACAAACACGTCTGCTGGACGGGTACGGGTAAATTTTACGAAGAAAAGGGTAAGCAAAAAGAACATACAACTCTCAAACCGGAGACAGAAGCCCTCGTCTGGGCCACTTTATCAGTGAGTATGCACAGTATTACCAAGAAAAATTGGCGAGAGTTTTATCTCCGCATGTTACTTAATCCTTATTTGATTTCAAAGACGCGTCATGTAAAACCGGAAGATGTCTACCGGCACATTGGTCTTACGACAAATGTTACTTATAAAAGTCGAGCAAAATACCTGCGTGACCTATACGACCGTGAGAATAGACTTCATGCTATGACTTTTTACAATATTGATAAGGTAGAGCACTCCTCTTAGTCTAATGAATCTATATTACTTAAAATCCCTTGAGCCTAGCGACCCTCCCGAAACCCACACGCCCCAAAAAAACCAACTCCGCGATAAATTGAATCCGTGGTACAGGTATGAAATTGCCGGCACAACGTATAACGTAGTCGGC